TATATATATGTAAAAAAAACACCTATAACATCTAAAAATATTATATTTTCATCCATTTTTTACAATTACAAGAATATATATATATATGAATATATATGTATATATAGAGTATAAATTTTAATAACGTATTAGTTTAATTTATTATTATTTCAATTTTTTATAATAAATAAGGAGAACAAATCATTATATTTAATTTTCCTGACCAATTAAGATTCGAATAAAATATTATTGAGCTTGTGGTTGGTTTAAATTTTACGACACATTTAGTCATATCAACTAATTTATCATTATATTTATATCCTTGAGCTGATTTAAAAGCTCTGTTTGATTTGTATCCATATCCAAATGAATTTATGATATTGGTTTCAAAATCTTTTTTCTTTACCTCATCTAATTTAATATCATATCTTGAATAAATAAATTCTAATTTATCAATTTGTTTAGAATAAATATCATTTATTGTATCATATAATTCAATATTAAATATTCCTGAATTTTTATTTTCCCCAATATACTTGTATAAATTTAGTAATAACATATGCTCAGAATTTTCTGATTTGGCTAATAATTTTGATATTAATTTATTTTTATTATTGGGTTCAATATCCACATAAAATAAATCATTTATACCGGATTTTAAATAAGAACATATACATATGATTTTAAAAACACCTTTAAAAACCAAACCAGAAATATTACAAGCCCATAATAATCCCATCCCATCCATAACATCTAATCTTGTTTCCAATACCAATTGTCCAATTCTTGTTAATTTATTATCAGACCCAATTAAATTAGATGAATAAGCAAAATCAAATCCATTTAAAATAAATTTTTCTCCAGGTGGTTCAATAAAATTTAAAAACATTTCAACAGTTTTTTCTACTTCACATGAATTTACTTTAAATTTCTTTTTATTTTTTTTATGATTTGAATTCATATCTCCACATATTTTCATCATACTTAAACAAGTATTTTTAATGTCAATACATTTTATTTCCGGTTCTGGATATTTGAGTGTATTAGATTGTTCTTGAGGAGTATATAAATGAAAACATACACCAGGTTTTGTTCTTCCAGCTCTTCCCTTTCTTTGTGTCATTTGAGCTTGTGTAATGAAATTTTTTGTCATAATATTTGTATTTGTTTCTGGATTAAATTTAACACTTAATTCAAGTCCAGAATCAATTACATATACTATCCCATCAATTGTTAATGATGATTCAGCTACATTGGTTGATATAAATATTCTACGTTTAAATTTTGAATTTAATTCTTTAAATTTATCAGGAGAACTTATGTATTGTTCTAATTCAGGGTCAAAACCTGAATATAAACCCATTACAAAACAATCTGAATATGCCAAACCCAGTTCTTCTGCTAAATTATCACATTCTAAAACAGTACAAACAAAAAATAAAATATCACCTTCCATATATTCCGGATTAGACTCATTAATATTTGAAATAATTTGTCCAATTAATTCTTTACCTTTTTCTATATATTGATTTGACTTTATATCTAAACCAGATTCCAAATAAATTGATTTAATAGGATGATTTGGAGTTCCAGCCAATTCCATCCATTCAAATTTAAAATCCTTATAATATGATTCAAATATATTTTCATTTATTGTGGCACTCATTATAATTAATTTAAGTGGACTCAAATTTCTTTTTTTTCTTTCCCCAATAGAATTTTTTATTAAATATAATAACAAATCTATATTAACTTTTCTTTCATGTGCTTCATCTATTATAATAATATCAATTGATTTTAATAAAGGGTCTGATTTTAACATTGATATTACAGAACCATCTGTTGAATATAGCAAAATTGTTTTGGATGATTTTAAATTATCTCCTCTAAATTGATATCCAATTTGTTCACCCAATTCAACATCAAGAGTTTTAGCTGAAAATTCTGCCGCTTTTTTTGTTATAATTTTTTTTGGTAAGGTCATAATTATTCGTCCTTTATAATCATTTGCATGTAAACAAAATTTTGGAATTAATACTGATTTACCACTTCCAGTACCTGACTTTATAAGCACAATATCATTTGATTTAATTGATTCAACAATTTGTTTTGCCATTTTGTATGCGGGTAATCCAGACCAAAATTTACCTAATGTTTTATATTGGGTAGAATATGCTTGAGAATTAAGTGGATTAGAATTGATTCCTTCTGGGTCAAATATACCTATATTCCAATAATTTGGATTTATATTTTCATTTTTATCCATTATATTTAATAATTTGAATTAATAAATTTGAATTAGATAAAATTTATTAAATAAAAAAATATTTAACTTAAAATTAGGGTTTAGTGAATTAAGGTTTAGTATCATAACCAATTAATCTATAACCCAAATCATTAATTATAGGTTTAGCAATAGGAGTTATATTTGGTAATGGATTTCCATATGTATTTGGTTTAAGTGGAAATAATTTGGGTTTATGTGGCCAATGTGTCGTCATTCGTAAATTATTCCAAGCATCAATTTTTTTTTCTAAGAATTTATTAGTTGCTTTTGTTCTCGGGGTATAACATAAATATACAACACATCTAAAGTTTGGTTGTGCTCTTGTTTTTTCAGGTTCAGTCCCACAATGAATCGTACGTGAATCCCACAAAACCAATGAACCTGCTGGACATTTAATATTTGTTTTAACACATCCTTTTGTTTTTATATACCAATCTAATTCTTCTTGTTTCAGTATATACCAATCATCAGTATTTGTTGGGGTAAAATTGTTAGCAAAATCTTTATGATATTTATTTGAACCTTCTAAAATAGTTATGGTAGCATCTCCTTCATTTGTATCATAAGCATTAATCCAAGATTGAACACATTCCAAGTCATTACGTAAAAAAGATTGGTCAGAATGTATCCAAGATTTATCTGGATTAGCCCAACCAAAATTTGTTGTTTCAGGAGGAAAATGAAATGATGCTCCATCAAAACTAACAAGTAAATCTTCTGCTTTTGTATTCCAAATTTTTTCAAATGGTTTTGTTACTTTAGGGTTGGTTCTAAGGTCCCATACAAATTGAGCATGACCAACAGACCATAATTGAAGTAACATTGAATGTTTAGGATATAATTCTTTAAAAGTTTTCCAACTACTAGGCTTATTTCTATTTATTGGGTTTGCCATTTGAGAAGTAATATGTTCCAAATAATTCCACATTCCATTTTTCATTTCATCACATTCTTTATTATCCAATACATTTGGTATAATTGCTACTCCATAATTATTTATTGTTTCTAATATGTTATCCATAGTACATACATATTTAGCATATTCATATACAGGTTGTGTCATTATTCAATATAAATATATATGTTGAATAATTTGTATTATAAATAATAATCAATTTTTACACAAAAAATTGAAATTATTTAATAATGTTAGATAAATTTATTATTAATTTATAGAAATAATGACAGAACAAGTTTTAATTCAACCAAATTATATTCAAACAAATTTAAATAAATTTAAAAATGATATTTCGGATGAAATAATATACGGTAAAAATTTAAAATTTAATTATATTAATGGGGATAAATTTTTTCAATTGATTAATTCAAAAAATATTGATGTGGAAAATTTATCATATTTAGATATATTAAAATATAATTTTGATGAAATTATTACCCAATTGGTTAATTTTTTTCCTGATATTAAAATAAATAAATTTTCTAATTCTCAATGTGTATCCGAATGTAAAATCAAACAACAAAACTATACTTATAAATATGATATTTATTTGGTTTTGTCAAAAAATGATAAAATTTATGAATATGGTTTGGATTTTTTTTCCAATCTTGAACAAAATCCCCCAAATAAATATTTAGATTCTAAAATTTTATTGGATAATTATGAATATTTTGCTGGCGATGATGTTAGTTCTAATCTAGATATAAAATATTATTTAAATGAAACATTATTTAAAATATTAACGAGTATTTGTGCTTTAAAAGATGATGAGTATCAATTGGCCGAGACAATATTTGTCAAATCAAATAGCACAAATAAAACATCTAAACAACTTTTAAAAGAATTGGGATATTTTTTAAGAATTATCGAATGGAAAAAATCTAATTCTATTAATTTGGAAGATTTATATGATAGTTTGATGTTGGAATCAAATGAAACTAATGAACAAATAACTAAAAAACAATTTTTAAAAATTGTAAATGAAATATGTAGTAATAAAAATATCACATTTACAACAAAACAACAATCAATTAGTTATGAAACATTTGAAGTTTTATTATTGAATATTAGTTCCAATTATAATTCTCAAGTATTACAACAATATAAAGATACATATTTAAAAGCAATGGGATTACTTTTAGATTCACTAAAAATTATAATTAATTTAGTAAAAGAAATTAATATGAAAAAAAAATCCACTCCAGATTACATTAATAATTTAATATTGTATCATCTTGATGAATATCAAGAACCAAATATTATTAATAAAATTTATCTCACAAAGATAAAAGATAAGAAAGTATTGTTTGAAAATCTTTTTAACGATATAAATAAATACTGTAATAAAAATAAACATAATGAAGATAAATTAGATAAAATTAAAAATGATTTTGATTTACTTTATGATAATGTATTTAATGTTTAATTTGTCTTAATTATGTCAGTAATATTTATGAATTGAACACCTACATCTAATTCTTCTTTTTTTATTTTATTAATTATTTTTTTAATATGTGCTAAAGTAAAATTATATTTAACCAATTCATCTGATGAATAAACAATTGTAAAAACATCATCATCAGAACCTTTTGCCAATGTCAATTTTGGTGTTATTGTATATTGTCCACACACAATAATTAATTTTCTTTTTTCAGATTCAGAATTATATTTTAAACTTATCAAATATACTTTTTTGTCGGTTTTAGGAGGATTTACATTTTCTTTAATTTGTTTTTTTACATTATTTATTGTTTTTTCAGATAATTCTTTTAATTGTTTACCCCTATAAAAAATATGATGTTTTGTTACATCTAAAATTTTATTAATTTTTTTTAATTCCATATTTAATAATTATAGATATTTTTTATTTGTTTAAAAAAATTGAAATTTTAAATTATTACCTAATTTAATCATATGGATATTTATGTCATAACATTATACATTAAAATTATAAACAAAAAATATGTTTGGAAATAGCAATATTGAGTTATTTCTTTTAACTATTGGAATTATTTCATTAATTATTGGATTACCTACTTTTTTACTAGGATGTAATCCTACAATTTCAGATAAATGTATTGGATATAATATATTTAATGGTAATGTATACAAAACTGCTGTGTATGAAAAAACGTGTTCCAAATGCGCTAAAAAAGATAACAAAGAAAATTGTGAAAGATATGATTATTATTCCTGTTGGGATGGTTATGTTTATGCTCATTATGTTGATAATAATAATCAAACAACTTCTAGTTGCAAATTACAAACTATTGAATCATCTAATTCGGAATATTCAGCTGAAAAATCAGTTGAACAATATAAAATTGGTGAAAATGTTAATTGGTATAAAAGAAAAGGTTCATCAGAATGTGAATCCGGTAGCACAGTATTAACTTTATGGTATGTTGGAATTGTATTTTTAAGTTTAACAGGATTAGTTATTTTTATCGGATTGGTTGGATTAGGATACCAAATGATAAAACAAATTCCTAATTATAAAATAATTGATAATTACGGAAAAAATCAAATTATAAATACAATTGAATTGACAAATAAAAATGATGATATTGTTTAATCAAAATTAAACATTAAATTTATGAATAATAAACTAATTGATAGTTGATACTTGTATAATTGATTTAATTTTTTTTAATCCATTATTATTTGAATAATTTAAATTTGATAATTTAGGTGGTAAATTATTTAATTCAACCAATTTATTTGATTCACAATCGACAATAATTATTTTACTTGGTAAATTATCTAACCAAGATATTTGATTATGTCCACAGTATAATTGAATTAAACTTTCTGGCAAATAATCTAATTGAGTTAAATTATTATAAGAACAATCTAAATATAATAATGTAGATGGGAGATTTTCCAATGTAATTATTTTATTTCCACAACAAATTAATTTTTCTAATCCCACATTAAGATTATCTAAATTTGTAATTTTATTATGAGCACAATTTAATGATTTTAATTGATTAGGTATATTTGCAAATCCATTCAATTGATTTTGAATACATATAAATTCTGTTAGTGGTGTTATTGTTTCAAAATCAAAAATCCCAATTAGATTTTTATTATTTAATTTTACAATAGTCATTAAATATATTTATAAGTTGTAATCTTATATATTTTTTATTTTTTTTTAATGTAATTTGGTTAAAAATATACTAATTATTATTACACCTTTTTCACTGAAATTCGGGACAATCATTCAAGTGATTTGGGTGCAATTGCACCTCATAAGAGGCTTGGTATAACTTGACTCCTAAGAAAATAACATAGGTTATTTTCTGGAGCA